GTTCCGAGCGATCAGCGGCGGCGCCGCGCATCAGCCCATTCAAATGCAAACGGATCACGGTCGGATCGCCAGCAGGAAGCAGGGCGCAGCGAGCCGAGTCCTCAAAGCGCTTCGCCCAGGGCGCAATGCAATGCACGACATGCGCGATAAACATTTGCTCCGCCGAGGCGTAGGTCGAGGTCTTGTCGCTGAAGCCGGCGATCAGCGGGTTGACGCGAAAGGCGCGGCAGATTTCCTCGATTTGAAAGCGCCGCGTTTCGAGGTGCTGCGCATCGACGCCGGTCATCGCCTGAGCCGCGTATTTCGCGCCCATGTCGAGAATGAGCGGTTTGAACAGATTGTCGCCCGCAACATGCGATTCGATCCATTTGGCGAGCTTTTCGTGCTGTTCCTCAGAAAGCTTGCCTTCGACAGAATAGAGCGCACCTGGTTGCACGCCGTTTTTATGCAGCATCGCATGCGCGGCCTCGGTCGCGAGCGCCAGGCCGATCGCCTCCCGCGCCAGCTTCACTGACTCGATTCCCATCCAGGAATTCCATGACGGGCCGCGGAAATGCCAAATCGACTCTTGCGGGAATACCGTGACCGCGCCGGTTGCGAGCTGCGACAGGCCCTGTGAGAGGCCCGATTGATCAGGAACCTCGGCGGTCACATGGTATTCGAGGCTCATATCGGCCTTGCGATAGACCGTGACGCGCCCCGGCGCGATCGGGATCAGCTCTTTGATGCGCCGTGCGCTCGACGGCCCGACCCAATTGATGAAGGTAAAGGCGTTTCCGGTCAGCGCGGCGTGAAACGTCAGCGTTTCGCGAAACTCATATTCGGTCTGCCAGCGATTGGGGCGCCGAAACAGCGATTCGAGCGGGTGGTCCTTGATCCGCGCCAACCGATCCTGTTCGCCGTCGTAAAATCGGATCGGCGTCTGCGCCAGGCCATCGGCAATCGCGCGCACGCAAGCGAGAACCGCGGTCACCTCCAGCGATGTGCGCCAAGTGACCGCGACGCCGGACTTTGCGCCCGGGTAGGAGAGGAATTCCGGGATATTGACGAGACCGGACTTGGCCGAGCCGCGCCAAACTTGTGCAATTTTTGTCAGGAGTCCCAAAATGATTGTCCTTGTGGCTCGACGTTGATGGCGACGGCGTGAGCGATAACAGCGGCGACGATTCCGTCGATCTTTTCGCGGGAGCGTTCCTTATCGGGCGCAAAGTTCATATTGCGATCGAACCGCACCCAGGCGTTTCCGGCCATCCATTTGAGAACCGGATGGCCGCCATGGTCGAGTTTCCCGGCGAAGACAAGTTTCTCGAAGGCCTTTGTCGACTCGCCGAGCGAGGGGATACCCTGTCTGACCTTGACGAAGCGCTCCGCCTCGACGCCCTCAGCCTGCAAGTCAGTGACAAGCTTCGTCGCGTTCCACGGGTCGAAGCCGATCTTTTGCACGTCAAAAGCCTCACACGCTTCGCCAATCGCGGCTTGCACATAGGCCTGATCGACATAGTCGCCCGGCGTGGCCTCCAGCGCACCCATCGCGACCCAGCGGTCATAGGCGACGCGGTCGCGCCGAGATCGAACATCGATGTTTTCTTCTGGCGCCCAGAAGCGCGCGAAGAGCCGAACCGTGTCACAGTCATCGTCCGGCGGGAACCAGGCGACGAGGGCGGTGATGTCTTGCGTCGAGGAGACGTCGAAGCCCAGATAGCATTTGCGGCCGCGGAGCGCCTCGGCGCGCATTCGCCAGGCTTCCTTATCGCTACAACAGGCGTCCCACTTCTTCGGCGGTATCCATTTGACCGCGTTCTCCACCCATTGATTGAGATGGTAGCGCCTGAAATGCGACTCGGCGCGGGAGTTGTTCTTGGCAAGGGCCGCCTCGCGGCGGAGGAAATCGATCGTGGGCGACAGGCCAAGATTCGGATTCACCCGCCGCCAGTTCGCCTCATCCTGCCAATCGTCATCATCTTCCAGGGCGAACATGACGACGAGCGAGGTCGGATCATAAAGCCCTTCGCCAGTGTCCGCGCCGCGCGCCGGCGGATCGATCGGTCCGGCGAGGATTTTCAGCGACTCCTGGAACAGCTCATAGCCGGTCGCTGCCGATTTCAGCCCGGCCGTCGAGGCAAAGAGCTCGATCGGCTGCAATTGGGCGCCCATGCCCTGGCGAATGGTCGTGTCAAGATCGCGCGACTGCCATTCGTGCATTTCGTCGCCGACCGAGACATAGGGCGAGAGCCCATGCTTGCCCTCGGCCTTGCCGGTCAGGATTTCAAAGCGCGCCTGCCTGCGGGCCATCCAGATCGAGCGCCCGAACACGGTCAAATCTTTCGCTAGCCGCGGCTCGCGAAAGATCATGGCCTTGATCTTGTTGAGGACCGTGCGCGCCTGTTTTTCGTTGAGCGCGAAGCAGTAGCCCTGTCCACCATGAACCGCGTCAAGCGCCCAGAAGAGCAGGGCGAGCGCTGCGAGGAATTCGCTCTTGCCGTTCTTGCGCGGAATCCACAACAACAGCCGACGGAAGAGGCGGACTTGCTCCACCGCCGCGCGGCCGGTGTGAGGGTCGACGATCTCGGCGCCGACTTTCCACCCGACGAGGAGCCGGACGGTCACTTCCTGCCAGAGCGCCAGGCGGAACGGAACGCCGGCGAAATGCAAATCTGTCAGGCGAAAAATCTTCGGCCACAGATCGACGATCGCGTCAGCCTTGGCCGCGTCATACCACGCACCATCGACCGCTGCGGCGCGCCGCCAGGCGGTCTCGGCC